TATCTTTCCAGTACTTACCACTCACACTACACTTCAGAAACTTCTAAAACTCAAACTCTTGATTTGATTGAGAGTATTGGTGATGCTGAAGCATTTACTCGCTCAAATGCTATCAAGTATCTCTCTCGTTTTGGTAAGAAGAATGGCAAATCTAAGCAAGACATTCTGAAAGCAATTCATTATTGTATTCTTCTGTACCACTTCGCTGGTCTTCACAAAAACACTACTTCTGATTTTCCCTATTGATTATGAAACTTTCCGATAAAACAATCTCTCTTCTTAAGAATTTTAATTCCATCAACCAATCAATCCTGATCAAAGAGGGAAATACAATTAGGACTATTTCTGTAATGAAGAATATTCTTGCAGAAGCAATCGTTGATGAAGAGTTTCCTAAAGACTTTGGCATTTATGATCTGGCCATTCTTCTCAACAGTTACAATCTCTATCAGAGTCCTCAACTAGATTTTAGCAACAAAGATTATCTCTTGGTTCGTGAAGGACGTAAGGGCAGCAAAATCTATTTTGCGGATCCAAGTGTAATTGTAGTTCCTCCAGAAAAATCTATTTCTCTTCCGTCTGAAGATGTTTGTTTTGAGCTTGATACTCAACAACTATCTAATCTTCTCCGAGCATCTGGAATTTATCAAGTACCTGATCTCTCTGTGATTGGAGAAAATGGTGTGATCAAGATCGTTGTGAGGGACAAGAAGAATGATACTTCTAACATCTATGAGGAAGTAGTTGGAGAGACTGATGATGAGTTTACTTTCAACTTCAAAGTGGAGAACATCAAGATTCTTCCTGGAACTTATGAGGTTGTTGTTTCTAAAAAACTTTTGTCACGATTCACCAGCAAAAATCATGATCTGACCTATTATATTGCTCTGGAACCCGATTCTACATTTGGTTGATGAACATCTTTGTAACTTCTCCCTGGCCTGCTGAAAGTGCTATCTGTCTTCCAGATAAGCACATCGTTAAGATGCCCCTAGAGTGCTGTCAGATGCTCTCTATCGTGGCATCAGACAAGTGGGGACATGGTTATGGTCCCCTTCTTAAAGCAGATAATACCCCATACAAAACTGAAAAGGGTGCATTCAGAAATCATCCATGTACTAAGTGGGCAATTGAAAGTATTCATAATGCTTATTGGCTCATCAAACATGGATTAAATCTTTGTGATGAATACACTTTAAGATATGGTAAAGTCCACTCTTGTTATAAAACTTTAGTAGACGCATACTATTTGTTTCCAAAAGGTAAAATCACAGAAGTTACATCGTTCGCTCGCGCAATGCCAGATGAGTATAAACTTGACGCAAGCATTGACACTTTTACTGCTTACAAGATGTATATCGCATCCAAACCTTGGGTTGCATCTAATTATCTTCGTATGCCAGAACGAAAACCTGATTGGTTATAGATAATAAGATTTACATAAAAGGAAACAGATTATTGAAACACATTCTTTTTACGCTTAAAGGGTGTCCTTCAAATCTTCTTGATGATGAAGGTTGGATTAGAGACACTGTGTACATGGCATCTAAAAAATGCAATTCCACTTTGCTTGCTTTAAATTCTCATAAGTTTGAGCCACAAGGTGTAACATGTGTTGCCATGCTTGCAGAGAGTCATATTAGCATTCATACATGGCCAGAAAAAAATATGGCAGTATGTGATATATTCACCTGCGGGGATCACACAAATCCTCAAGATGGTGTAGAATACATGAAGATGGAACTTGAAGCAAGTGACATCATTAGTAATGAGTTTATTCGTCCTTTAGAATAATTGAAATGAGTCGTGATGAATTTTTGTGGGTTGAGAAGTATCGACCCAAAACAATTGAAGATTGTATTCTCCCTGAGAATACTAAAAAAACTTTTAAAGACTTCCTAGATAAAGGAGAGGTTCCTAACCTTCTTCTTGCTGGGCCTGCTGGGTGTGGTAAGACAACAGTAGCAAAAGCATTGTGTAATGAACTAGGAGTAGATGTCTATGTCATCAATGGATCCGACGAGGGTAGATTCCTCGATACTGTCCGAAACACTGCGAAGAACTTCGCTTCCACCGTATCGCTTTCGTCAACTGCTAAACACAAAGTCATCATCATTGATGAGGCAGATAACACAACCAACGACGTTCAACTCCTCCTACGGGCGTCTATTGAGGAATTTAGTAACAATTGCAGATTCATCTTCACCTGCAACTACAAAAACAAAATCATTGAACCCCTCCACTCCAGATGTGCAGTGGTGGACTTCAACATCAAAGGGAAGGAGAGGGCCAACCTCGCTGCAGGTTTTTATGGACGCCTTCAAGACATTCTGCAAAAAGAGAATGTTGAGTTCGATTCCAAAGTTCTTATCGAGCTCATTAACAAACATTTCCCCGATTGGAGACGAGTCCTCAATGAGTGCCAACGCTATTCTTCGGGAGGAGAAATCAACGCGGGTATTCTTGCAACTTTTGGTGATGTAAAGATCAATGATTTGATCAAAAATCTTAAGGATAAAAACTTTACAGAAGTTCGTAAGTGGGTTGTTTCTAATCTAGACAATGATGCTTCAAGTCTTCTTCGTAAGGTGTATGATTCTGCGTATGATTGTTTGACCCCTGCAACTATTCCAGCAGCAGTCTTAATCATAGCTAAATATCAATATCAGTGTGCTTTTGTTGCAGATCAAGAAATTAATCTTCTTGCTGCTCTCACTGAGATTATGGTGGAGTGTGAATTCAAATGAACGTAAAACTAATTCGTATGTGGTCTGGTGAAGATGTCATTGCAGACCAAGTTGGAGACTTGACTGATAGTATTGTCATTCGCAATCCTATTGTTGCTATTCCTACTGGAAATGGCCAGATGGGATTTGCACCTTGGTCTCCTCTTTTAAAAGATAAAAATGTAGACTTGGAAGTTACTAAGAAATATATTGTTTATATTTCGGAAGCACAAGAACAAATTGTGGAACAATATGAAGAAATGTTCTCTGTGATTAAATCTCCAAGCAAAAAGTTGATTGTTTGATGATGATTATTCCTGAACAAGATGCCCAGTGGGCTGCAGATGAGTTTATCAAGTATTTCTCTCAGATGGGAAATATTGAGGACTATCTGCGCTTTGTAAAGAAAGAAGTAATCAAATCCACAAACTCTCTTGCTCCTCTTCACGATGAATTCTTCAATGAAGATATTCATCCAGAAGATATGGAATTTGACATTAAATTTATTGGAGACAGATTTCAACATAGTCTTCCTCAGGAACATTATAATCATCTTTTGAAGGCCGTATCTTCTCACAATAATGAGTCGAACATTCCTGGTAGAGAACTTCGTTGGATGGTATTTGAAAAGAACACTAAGAAGGTTCTTGGTTTCATTCGATTTGGTTCGCCCACTATCAATTCCAAACCAAGAAATGAATGGTTAGGTAAAGTTCCCAATCTTTCTATTTTCAATCGCCATGCTGCAATGGGATTTGTGATTGTTCCATCTCAACCATTTGGATACAACTATCTTGGTGGCAAACTTCTTGCACTTCTTTGCTGTTCTCACTATGCAAGAGAAACACTAAATGAAGTCTTTGAAAAAGATATTGCTTTGTTTGAAACCACATCATTGTATGGTTCTACAACAGATGCATCGCAGTATGATGGATTGAAACCATTCATGCGATATAAAGGACTGACTGAAAGTAAGTTTCTTCCTCTTTTGCATGATGAAGCATTCCACAAACTTCATGATAGATTTACTATTCTGAACAACAATACTCCTCTTACTGATAATAAAGCTTCATCAAAAAAGATGAAGAGGCAAACGAAGATGATTTCTGTTATTAAGAAGTCACTTCAAGATAAAGACAAATTGAATACCTTTAATGAGGTAATTAACACGGCATTTGCTCTTACTCAAAAGAAGAGATTCTATATTTGTGAGTATGGATACTCAAATGTTCGTGAGGTAATTTGTGGGGAGCAAGAGGAATTGCTTCGTGGCCCTAATTGGGATAAGTTCTACCTTGAGAATATTATTTCTTGGTGGAAAAAGAAGGCAACCAAGCGTTATGAAAAACTAAAAGAAGAGAATAGGTTCAGAACCAAAGTGGAACTTTGGACCGATGATGATGAAATTCAGATTATTAGATAATGGAACTCAAAGATTGGTTAAATTCTATCAACTTCACTAAAGAGGATTTGTCTGAAGATATCAAGTCATATCCTCCATACATTATCAATCGTTGCCTTTCTGGCCACATTGATTGTGTGTTGTATGCCAATGAAATGAATAAGTGTCACCAACTTGACAAGGATATGCAATATTCATTTTATCTAAATAGTCTTAGGAAAAAGAAGAGATTTTCTCCCTGGCTCCGAAAGGATAAGGTTACAGACTTAGAATGTATTAAATCATACTATGGTTATAGTAATGAGAAGGCATCTCAAGCACTGAAAATCCTGACAAAAGAACAGATTAACTTTATTAAAAAACGACTTGATACTGGAGGACTAAAATGACTACTGCTAATGTAACAGTAGAACCTGAAATTCATTGGTCTCAGAGCCAAATGGTTGAGGTACTTCTTAATGAACCTGATGACTTCCTTAAAGTCCGTGAGACTTTAACCCGCATCGGAGTTGCATCAAGAAAGGAGAAAAAACTTTATCAATCTTGCCACATTCTTCATAAGCAAGGTCGATATTATATTGTCCATTTCAAAGAGTTATTTGCTCTTGATGGCAAACATGCAAATCTCACTGTAAATGATGTTCAGCGCCGTAATCGTATTGTTCGTTTGCTTGCTGACTGGGGATTAATTACTGTAGTTAATCCTGACTTAGTTAATGATATTGCTCCACTCAATCAGATTAAAGTTCTTGCATATAAAGACAAGGGCGATTGGGTTCTAGAACAGAAATACAATATCGGCAAAAAAGGAAAAGCAGTAGAAACCGAATGATTATGTGGGGTGCTCAACACCCCCTTTTTTATGACTTCTTGTATAATTAGTATTGGATGCCGTAAGGGTCCACAAAACACAAACTCGCTTTTAAAGGAGCTACAATAATGACTAACCTTGCACGTTATACTGCTGCGGATCTTCCTGCACTCATGGATAAGATTACTCGCAATAGCATTGGATTGGATGAATATTTTGACCGTCTGTTTCATCTACATGAAACAACTTCTAATTACCCCCCATACAACCTTGTTCAAGTAAGCAATGTAGAATCACGACTTGAACTCGCACTTGCTGGATTTAAGAAGAAGGAGGTTTATGTCTATACACAAGATGGGAAACTATTTGTCGAAGGACAAAAAGAAGACAAAGAAACTGATACCA